GGCTCTCAGCAAAAGTTAGAAAGTTATGCAAGAACAATAGCTGAAACTGGTGTTAAGGATTTATTCAAAGGCATACTTCATCTTGTTAGCACATATCAGCAACAAGAAAGGATAGTTAGATTAAGAAATGAGTTTATCGCAGTAGATCCGCAGGAAGGATCTAGCGGTTTTGATGTAATTGTAAATGTAGGATTAGGAACAGCCGATGACGAACAAAAAATCAGTTTTCTCCAAGCTATTGCACAAAAGCAAGAAACTATTTTGCAGACTTTGGGAGCAGACAACCCAATTTGCAGTTTACCTCAATACGTTAATACCTTACGACAAATTACCGAAATTGGCGGATTTAAAGATGCAAATCAGTTCTTTAATGCACCTCAAGCTGTGCAGATGCAAATGCAAATGCAACAACAGCAAAAGCAAGGGCAAGAAAATCCAGTAGCACAAGCTGAGATGCAAAAGGCTCAGGCTGAGATCGAAGCAAAGAAAATGAAACTAGAAGCAGACATTGCACTGGCTAGAGAAAAGGCGAGTGCTGACATTCAGCTTGCAAGAGAAAAGATGCAGGCAGAATTAGAAATGCGTAGACAAGAACTAAGTATGGAAGCCGAGTTAAGGGTGGCTAAGGCGGTAACAGATGCAGAAATCTCAACCAATTTACCGAGAGCATAATTACTTAGGAGACATTTTATTTTTGGTGGCACACTCACAAATGCACCATCACTTTAAAATGCACAAAGTTAAAAAAATTTTTATTCCGCCAGTTAAGTTGGGGCAGTACCGAATATTTTATATGAACTCAAAGCCAAGTGCTGTTTGTACTTGGGCATGGGTATCAGATGAGATTTTGCACAAGTTGCAGAATGAGGGTTACTTGATTCAACCTGAAGATTGGCAGTCAGGTAAAAATTTATGGCTTGCGGATTGGATAAGTCCTTTTGGAAGAACTAGAGAAATGGTTCGATCTATGAGGGATTTTATAACCAGTAACTTTGGAACAAGTTTAAAATGTCAATGGTACAGACCATCAAAAAGGAAAAAAGGTTATGCGTTTTCAAATAAAGAAAATACTTGAAGGTTTTGATCCTGCCGACTTAATCGAGCAGTCTATGTATTGCTTTGGGTCTGATAGTTCAGACAATGACAATTCAGGTGGCGATGAGGCAGATGAAGTAGCTGAAAGGGTTTCTGACCAAAATACTTATAATGATTTTAGAGGAGAAAACACTAACTTAAATAATGATATTGTTTATGGTTATGATCAAGTTAGTCCTGAAATAGTAAATAACTATTTAGCACAACAAACAGCCATAGGAAATGCAGTAGCTTCAGGTCAAAGCATTAATGATGTTGGAAGTGGTGGCGGATTAAGTGCTTTTGGCGGTCAAGGTGGCGGAATGTCAAATCAGTCAACCGCAGGAATACAATCAACATTAGGCGATATGGCAGGCGGTAGTTTAAGGGAAATAGATCCTCGTACTGGTCAAACAAGAACTTATTCTCCAACTCAAGTTCCAAATTTAGAACTTATGTCAAAAGTTCCATATGATATTTTTAACATGCAAGGGCAAGTTAATAAGATTTTAGAAGATAGAGATAAGCAAGGATTATATACTCAAGTTACAAGAGATCAATTAGGAAATGTAACTGGTGCTTTTAACAATGCCCCAATGTTTGGGTTAGGTTTTCTACCAAATGTAACAACTTACACTGGACTAGATCAAAACCCTTATAACGAAGATAGAAGTTCTATGGATAGTGGCAATAATGAGCAAGTTGTTGCACCAACAAGAAATCCAGTTAGCGGACAACCAGTTTGTCCTGATGGTTATAGATATGACGATGACTTGCAGGCTTGCAGATTAGATACATCTAGTCCAAATATGCCAACTAATTCTAATCCATTTCCTTCAGGAGATGCTTATTATAGGGCAACGAGTTTAGATCAAGCACCAGTAAACGCACCTTCAGGATTTGACTTTAATTCTGCTAATCAAAACTTTGTAAATAACTTTGCATACCGCCCTGCTAACTTCACAAACCAAATGGGATTAAGTGGATTTACTCCATTTAGAAGATCGTAATGCAAGAAGGTACAGCAAGAGAAGAATTAGAAAAAGGTAATAAAGCTGATATTTTATTAAAAAATCCAGTTTTTTTAGAAATTTTTGAAGGCTTAGAAAACCAGTTTTTAGATGCGTGGAAGAACTCATCTCTAAAAGATGCAGAGGAAAGAGAACGTATTTACTATCTTTACCAATCTTTGAAGGCACTTAAATCAGGCATAGAAAATGTCAGTGCAAATGGAAGGATGGCAAAGGCTCAATTAGACAGACTAATTGGCAAAACTAAATAAAACAAAAGGGAAAATTCATGGAAAATGTAAACTCAAGCGAGAGCAATTCTATATCAGTTAACGAAGCAATAGACCAATTATTACCTCAAGAGGAAGCAAAAGCTAACCCTGAAATTGAGGAAGTAACCGAGCCAGTAGAAGAGGCTCAAGTATCAGAAGCAACCGAGCAAGAGGAAGTCTTAGAAGAAGATAACTCCGATGAAGGCGAAGAAGTAGAAGATACAACCGCTCAGGAAGATGATGCTGAGGAAGTCGAAGAAGAAGTCCAAATGTTCACTGTCAAGATTGATGGCGAGGAAGCAGAGGTAACTTTGGAAGAGGCTTTATCAGGTTATCAGAGAGAGAGGACTTTTCATAAACGCATGAACGAAGTCTCACAAAAGAGCAAAGCGGTAGAGGCAAAAGATGCCGAAACGAAGCAGTTGAGAGATCAGTATGCGGAAGGACTTCAGCAATTAGAACAAGCATTAAAAGTGCCTGAGCCTAATTGGGAAGAACTGCGAAGAACTAAGACCAATGATGAGTTTGCAAGTATTCATGCCGAATACCAAATTCAACAAAATAATTTAGCTAAAGTTCAACAGCAACAGCAGACAATTAAGTCTCAACAGCAGGCAGAACAACAAGCACAATATCAGAACCACTTAAAATCTGAGTTTGATACAATGCTTGATAAGATCCCTGCATGGAAAGATGAGAAAGTCAGAGATGCTGAGAGGTCAAAAGTGATCTCATATGCTAAATCCCATATGGGTTACTCAGATGATGAAATTGCTCAGGCAAGTGATCATCGTGCAATCGTAACTCTGCGGAAGGCAATGTTGTATGACGAGTTAATGGGTGGCAAAACTCAAGCCAAAAAGAAGGTTAAGGTTGCCCCAAAGATGGTCAAAGCAGGAACTCCTAAAACTAAGTCTGAAGTTGTATCGAAACGTAATCAAGACATGGTTAATCGTTTCAACAAAAATAGCACAATAGAAGGTGCTATCGAACTACTTTTAAATAAACAATCAGCCTAATAGGAGAAATCGAATGGCAACGCATACTACAACCACAGCTGTGGGAGAGAGAGAACAACTATCGGACATTAACTAAATAGTGTCCTTTCAGAGCAATCTGTCAAAACAAACTATGTGAACTCAGGGAAACTCTAAACGTAAAGACGTAGACAATCCTGATCCAAGCCTGATTTATCAGGAAGGTGCAACGACTATTCCGAAAGGAAGTACATCCAAGTGGATGGAAGTGCATAGACCCTAAAAGGGATAAGATATAGTCTGATCTATATAGAAATATATAGCTGATCGAAAGATCGGTCTGAGATTAACGAACTCAGGCGAACACAATGTATTTACAAAATCGATAGTGATGAAACACCAATTTTTTCACTAGCAAAAAAAGAAACAGTGAATGGCACTTTAGTCGAATGGCAAGTGCAGGAATTGGCGAGTGCAGGACAAAACAGTCTTTCTGAAGGTGCAGATGCAACTTACGCAACTCCAACTGCAACAACAAGACTTAACAATTACACTCAGATCGCAGGAAAAGACTTCGCCATTTCTGGAACTCTAGAATCGGTAGATTCAGCAGGAAGAGCAAAAGAAAGTGCGATGCAGTCAGTGTTAAAAGGACTTGAACTTCGTAGAGACATCGAAAAAATTATTGGTGATCTTAACGTAGCTAAGTCAGGTTCTGAGCCTCGTAAGACAGCCACACTTATCACATGGATGACAAATGGCGATGCGACAAGTAATGCGGATATATCTTTTGGAACTGGTGATGGTAGCGATGTTGCTGATCTAACTGGAACTGAACACGCATTGACTTTAGCATTAATTGATAATGCTGTAACTCAATCATGGCAAGATGGTGGAAAGCCAAGAGTTTTAGTTTGTGATGCAACAAACAAAGCTAACATTTCTGACTTATCTCAAGCAGGAACAAATCTTGTTACAAATCAGGTAAACACAACTGCGAGTTCTGCTCCTTCATTTGTAGGTGCGACTTCTGTTTACTTAACAGATTTCGGAACTCTTGAGTTAACACCTTCAAGATTTATGTCTAATGACAAGTTATTCATTATTGATCCTGATCATATTAAGATCGGAACTCTTAATGGAAGAAACTTCACTAAGACAACTTTGGCTCGCACTGGAGATGCGATTAAAGAACAGGTCATCACTGAATTTGTTTTGATGCCCACTGCCCCAAAAGCACATTCAGCAGTTATTGGTTTGAATGGTTCTTAATTACTAACTATGAGAGGGCGATTAAGTTCGCCCTTTCTATTTTTAAGGGAAAACAATGTCGAGATTAATATCAAGAAATCCATATTCACAAAAAGAAACTTTTTGGCATGACAACGATGATGGCACTTACACCATTGAGACAAAACAACATATTAAAGAAGTTTTGGATGCTAACAAAAGAAAAGCAAATGACTATGAAAAAGGATCAATGATTGGGAATACTCAGAAGCATTGGCAACATATAGCAGAAATACCAAATACCTTATATTTGGAACTCACACAAAAGTTTGGAGATCCAACTAATAATCCTGAAGCCTCTAAGAAGTGGCGGACATGGCTTAACGATAGTGACAATAGATTTTTTAGAACTGGCGGAGGCTCAATGTGAGTATATCAACATATTCTGAGTTAAAAACTGCTGTAGCTAATTTTTTAGCTAGAACAGATTTAACTGATCAGATACCTAACTTTATTCAGTTAGCTGAAGCAAGATTATCTAGAGAATTAGAAACTAGAGATCAGGAAAAAAGAGCAACCGCAACTTTAACTAGTGGCGATGAGTTCATAGCACTTCCAACCGATATGCGAGAAATCAGGGAAATAAAATTAAATACGTCTCCGAATGTCGTGTTGGAATATAAAAGTCCTACAGCCTTAGATACAACTTATACTGGTGCTTCAGGCAGACCAGTTGCATATTCTATTGTTGGCGGAGAGTTAAAGGTCAGACCAATTCCTGACGATAGCTATACAGCCGAAATAATCTACATAGGAAGCCTTAGTGCCTTATCAGATACTAATACAACAAATGTGATGTTAACTCGTCACCCTGATGCTTATTTGTCAGGTAGTTTAGTTGAGGCTTACACCTATTTAATGGATGAACAAAGAGCATCAACTTACGATGCCAAGTTTACAAGATCTATAGAAGAGATAAGAAAAGACGAACAAAGATCTCACTATGGAACTGGTGCTTTGCACATATCATCAATCTACGCAAAAATGTCATCATAGGAGAAATAAATGTCGGCAATGTCAGATTATCTAGAATTAAAATTTCTAGACCACTTTACTGGAACAGCATCAACTTCTGCACCTTCCGCAGTCTATTTAGGATTATCTACTGGTAGTTTAGCTGATGACAATTCAGGAACAGAATTATCAGGGAATAACTATACAAGAAAAGCTATAACTTTTGCTTCTGCATCTTCAGGATCTATAGCAAGTAATGCTTCAGTTGAATTTAATAGTGCAACTGGATCATGGGGTACAGTTTCTCATTTTGGAATTTACGATGCCAGTAGTTCAGGCAACCTTTTATTTCATGGTGCGTTTTCTGCATCAAAAGCAATCGCAACTGGAGATATATTAAAAGTAGCAAGTGGTTCTTTAACAATTTCTGCTACATAATTTAAGGCTTTATTATGGCAGTAGGAATACCAAATCTAGATCAGATTACAACTCCACTTGATGAAATATCAGGCACATTTGATGAGTATACATTAGAGCAATTAGACAGCTTTGGTAACATCGATAGTTTAGGAACTTTAAATGTAGATGTTATAGGTTTCCAAGATTTACTAAAAGTTGATTGGTCAAATCCTACACTTGAACAATTAGATGCGTGGGGAAACTTAGATAGCCTTCCTGCGGTAAGCCTTGAAAGTATATCTAGTTTTGCAGTAAAGAATTTTGTTGCTAGTGTATCTACTTCAGCTTCAGTAAGTGCTGAGATACAATTTTCAATATTAATTGAAGGATCTGTCTCAACCAGTGCAAGTACGAGTGCAAGTGCTGTTAAGATCAGGACTTCTTCTGCAAGTGTTGCGACAACCGCTTCAGTTACATCAACCCCTATTAGAATTAGAACTATGGGGGCAACGACTGCTTCGGTTGGATCTATATCAGCGACAGCTAATTATACAGTTGGATTTGGTGCGAGTATAAGCACAAGTGCCACGATCTCAGGATCAGCAATCAGGGTGCAACAGCCTTCTGCGAGTGTTGCAACAAGTGCCTCAATATCTGCAACTGCAAATATAGTTGTTTTAATTACTGGTGCAATATCAACTGAGGCGAGTGTAACATCTACCCCTAATTTTGAGGTAAATGTTTCTGCAAGTCCTGAGAGTTCAGCAAGCATAACTGCTACAGCAAAGATTGTTGGTGAAGATTGGTCTGAGATTGAAGATGGATCTGAGACATGGACAATACAAAATATTGGTTCAGAAGTATGGATAACTCAAAATGTTGGAAGTGAGGTTTGGTTACAGCAATGATTAATTTTGGCGAATGGTTGCCTGATCAACCTGATTTAGAAAATAAAGGTGTTACAGTTGCCAATAATGTTATCCCTGCTATTTCAGGCTATAGACCAATAAACAGTTTTCAGTCTGTATCAAATGCAGGCGATGCTATTTTAAAAGGTATATTTGCCTCAAAAGACAACTCAGATAATGTTAAGTTGTTTGCAGGAAATGCCAGTAAATTATATGAATTTAATGCATCAAATTCTAATTTAACCAGTATTGGTAAAGGTGGCGGATATTCTCTATCTGACAGTGAAAGATGGAGATTTGTTCAGTTCGGAACAAGTGTCATTGCTTCAGGTGGTATAGGTGAAACCCTTCAAGAATTTACATTAGGAACTGATACCGCTTTTGCTGACTTAGCAAATGCTCCAAAAGCTGACTTTATGGCTGTGGTGAGGGATCAAGTTTGGATTGCCAATATAGATGAAGGATCAGGAAGAGTTCCTTTTAGAACTCGATGGTCAGGCATTAATGATGCAACCAGTTGGACTGTAGGAACTGATCAAGCTGACTTTCAGGACATTGTAGATGCAGGGGCGATCACTGGATTAGTTGGCGGAGAATATGCAACTATACTTTTAGAAAAAGCTATTTGTATTGCTCAATATGTCGGTACTCCATTAATCTATCAGATTGATAAAGTAGAAACTCAGAGAGGTTGTGCTTATTCAGGATCGGTTGGAAACGTAGGTCGGCTTATATTTTATTTGGCTGAAGATGGTTTCTATCAGTTTGATGGGAAAGGTAGCACTCCAATAGGTGCTGAGAAAATAAACAAGTTTTTCTTCAAAGATTTTAATAGTGCTTTTGACTATAAGATGAGTTGTGCAGTAGATCCACAAAACCAAATAGTTGCGTGGTCATATGTGTCTAACTCTAATACTTCAGGAACAACTCCTGATAAATTATTGATGTATAATTATGCTGTTGGTAAATGGTCTATAGCTGAAGTTTCAGCAGACTTAATATCTCCATTTTATACAGCAGGATATACATTAGAGGGATTAGATAATTTGAGTGCGACACTAGAAGGATTGCCTGCACCATTAGATAGTAATTTATATAAAGGTGGTAACTTTCTATTTGGCGGTAGCTTGTTAAATAAAATATATGCTTTTACTGGTCAGCCACTAGATGCCACGATTGAGACCGCAGAGTTTGCAGTCAATAAAGGTAAACATTCACTGGTAACAAGGACAGTTCCTTATTTCAGAGATGGGGCAGTTACAATGCAAGTTGGGGCAAGAGATCGTCAAGATGATGATGTAGTATTTTCAACTGCGAATAGCCTGACAGATGAGGGTTTTGTTCAGCATAGATCTCAGGGTCGATTTCATAGAATTAGAATGAATATTTCAGGATTTTGGGATTTTGCTCAGGGAGTTGATATTGAAGGTCAACCATTAGGTAGAAGATGACAAGAGTTAATAACTACAGAAGATTATCTCCAATCGGAGATGAGCCACGAACAATATCGACAGTTGTAAATAATATTTTAGATGGAAAAGTCAATTCTACTGGAGCAATTACATTAACGAGTAGTTCGGCAACAACAACATTATCTGATGATCGTATTGGAGAAGATAGTGTGATTTTATTTATGCCGACAACTAGCAATGCTTCGACAACGACTATTTATGTAACTGGCAGACAAAAAGGGCAGGCAACATTAAATCATGCAAATGCTACAACCACTAGATCCTTTGAGTACGTCATTTTCGGATGATGCTGATAGGTGTAGAAACTGGATTGTTGATGCTCTTCGGTATGCTCACAATAGTCATACTTATGAGGAAGTAATAGACATTGTCAAAAGAGGAGATGCTCAGCTATGGGCATTGCCTGACAGTGCGATTGTAACTGAAATTATTGATTATCCGCAACGTAGAACTCTACGATTTTGGCTTGCAGGCGGTAACTTAAAAACACTTTTAGACGTAGAGCCAAAAATAAGAAAATGGTCTATATTATACCAATGTGAAGCGGTTGAAATTATAGGCAGAAAAGGTTGGGAAAAAGTTTTGAAAAATTACAAACCAACTGCAATCGTTTTAGTAAAGGAATATTAATATGTCAAAAGGTGGTGGTGGCGGAAGTTCAGGTACAGTAAATACTCAGGTTGAACCGCCTTCATATGCAAAGCCATTTTTAGAATATGGTTTAGCACAAGCAAAAGACAGATATACGTCTGAGATGCCTTCTTATTATCCGAACTCAACTACGATCGGATTTGCTCCTGAAAGTGAAATGGCTCTCAATATGCAGAGGGATAGAGCCTTAGATCCTAACAGCATGACAGCTATGAGCCAAAATGTAATTAATCAAAATTTAATGGGAACTAATCCATTAATGAGTATGGCATTTAAGCCTGCTATTGATGCAGTAACATCTCAGTTTGCAAAGTCAGGCAGATATGGATCAGGTGCTAATCAGCAGGCAATGACTTCTGCTCTTGCTCCTTATGCTTATCAGGCTCAACAAGATGCTCTTAAACTTGCTCCATCATATCAGAATTTAGATGCACAGCAATTAGCACAAGTTGGATCAGCTAGAGAAAGTGATGCGATGGCTCAATTACAATCGAATATTGATAGATTTAATTATGAGCAAAATATAGACGATCAGAAGCTACAAAACTATATGGGATTAGTTGGCGGTGGAACTGTCGGATCAAACACAATACAGCCAGTATTTAGAAATCAGGGTGCTAGTGCTTTAGGCGGTGCTTTAGGTGGATCTCAATTAGCACAACTTGCAGGATTTAATCCGATGTATGGGGCAATCGGTGGCGGATTGTTAGGGTTAGCATAATGAGTAGACCAATAGATGCATTATTAGGAAATATTGATCCCTTAACTGGATTAAGAAGAGGTATGGTTGGCGGAAACGCATCATATATGCAAAGTCCAGTAAAAATGTCGGCATTGCCTCAAGTTGGTAATAATGCAGGATATAATCAAGATATTGCAATGAGGTCAGGCAATAATATTCCAGTTCGACCTATGACAAATGCAGGAGTTATATCAAATACTCCATTTAAAAATAATACCCCTACTTTGTTAACTGGCACAACTACTGGTCAAACAAATACTGGTTTATTAGGCAGTTCTTTTAATGATCCAAGAGCAGTTGGTAACTTTGCTCTAGCTTCTAATTTATTGCAAAACAGTGGCTACTCCACAACCCCTAAATCTACTGGTGAAATTATTGGTGCAGGCATGGGTGCTTATATGAAGGGCAGGATGGCTCAAGAAGATAGGCTAAGTGCTAAAAGTCAGAACTCTTTAAAGAACCAATTAGAGATGGCTAAGTATATGAATGACTTGCAGAAGATGAAGTTAGATCTGCAAAAAAGTGGAAAAGAAGATGCTAAAACAGCTTTTACACAAGAGAAAAATTTAAGAGATGGTTTGGTTAAAGAAAGTAAAGACAACGTCAAAGCATTAGAAGGTTTTAATAAAGTTGCTGTAGCATCAACTGCCGAACCTTCAGGTGCGAATGATTTAGCTTTGATTTTTGGTTATATGAAAACAATAGATCCAACCTCAGTTGTAAGAGAAGGCGAGTTCGCAAACGCAGAAAACACTGGCGGAATACCTCAAAGAATTTTTAATATATACAATAAAGTTAGAGATGGAGTTCGATTAACAGCGGTACAGAGAGAAAACTTTTTACAAAGTGCAATACTGCAAGTCAGACCATATTTAATTAATCAAGAAAGACTAGAGGGTAATTATACAGATTTAGCCACTAGTTATAAACTAAATCCATCGTTAGTTGTTCAAACAAAACTTCCTACTGAGGGATCATATTTAAAACCAATACAAGTTACTTCAGATAGAGATGCTGAAGATAAACTTAAAAAAGGTCAATTTTATATTTTACCTAATGGAGATATGGGGGTTATTGATTAATGGGAAAAGCTAGAAGGTTAGGTCAGGTTAATACTCCTGAGAATACACAAAACAAAATTGGCAAATTAACTGGTATAACTCAGTCTGCATTGCAGGGTCTATCATTTGGATCTTCTGACGAGTTGCAAGGTTTAGCTAGTGGTTTATATGCTAAGTTTGCTGAAGGCAAAGATTTCAACACAGCTTATAATGAAACAGTAAATGCTATAAGAAGTGATCTTAAATCATTCAGAGAGCAAGAGCCATTATATGCTTATGGATCTGAGATAGCAGGCAGTATTCCAACAGCAGTATTTGGCGGTGCAAGATTAGCTAAAGCAGGATTAGATGCTATTAAGAGTGCAGGAGTTATGGGCGGTGCTTATGGTGGTCTAGCGACTGATAGTTCAGATCCAGTAGACAAAGCTATTGGTACGACTATTGGCGGATTAACTGGTGGCACATTACAAAAGGTTGCACCATATGCGACAGAAAGTGCAAAGAATTTAATTAGAGGCAATACTGTATTTAAACCGAATAAAGGTGTTCCAGTTACAGTTGGCGATGCTGTGGGTGGCGGACTAAAGAAGGTTGAAGAAGCATTGACTTCAGTGCCTTTTGTTGGATCAGCTATTTCAGGTGCAAAAGAAAGAGCCAAAAAGGGTTTTGATAAGGCTGTTTTTGAAGAAGTTCTAGAGCCTTTAAATCCGCTTTTAGTAAATACTAAACAATCTTTAAAAGGATTAGAAGGCAGAGATTTATATGCAAAAACAGCTAAAGTTATATCTGCTCAATATGACAAAATACTTCCGAAACTTAATATGCCAAATAGAACTATATTGCAGGACAAGTTTGATGATGTAATTCTCAATGAAGCCGAAGTATTAACTGGCAACGCACAAAAAGTTTTTTTAGAAAAAATCGATAAAATTATTTATTCTAAGTTTGACGATGCAGGCAATATATCAGGACAAAACTATAAAAAAGCTATTTCAGAAGTAAGAGCAGAAGTAAGAAAATATAGAAAAAGCACTGAGCCAGTAAATACAGATATAGCATCAAGTTTTGGTACTATTGAAAAGGCAATGGCAGATGCTTTAAAAGAGACTAATCCTGCACAAAAGATGGCACTAGATGCTATTGATAAAAGTTTTAGACGTTTACTACCAGTAGAAAGAGCAGTGATTGCTTCTGAAGGCGGAGAGTTTACCGCTGATCAGATATTAAGACAAATCAGGTCTCAGGATGGAACTTTAAGGAAAAAGTCTTTTGCTAAAGGAGAGGCTGAAATGCAACCTCTAGTTGAAGCAGGGCAAAACACAATTAAGCAAAGATTAAACAATTCAGGCACAGCCGATAGGTCAATGATTGGTACTTTGGCATTAGGTGGCGGTCTAGCTATAGATCCATTAACAGTAGGTATTGGGGCAGGCTTAACTGTTCCTGCATATAGCCGAATGGGAGTTCCTGCGGTTAGAGATTTTACAACTAAACTTCTTGCCCCTTCTATTGGAAGAGGCTCTCCTGCTTATGGTGGGTTATTAGGCTCAAACGCAGAGGATGCAAACTTTTTCGGAATGAATAGGAGATAGTATGACAAAGGCAAACATCACACAGTACAGTTCTACTCCTTCGAGTAATGCCGATATAAACGACATTAATATAGCTGAGAATTGTCCTGCTAGTGGATTGAATAATGCCATTAGAGAATTGATGGCACATTTGAAGAACGTAGACACTGGCTCTCAGGCATTAACTGCTCTATCAGTTGCAGGAAGTGTGACCGCAACAACGTCTCTTAAAACTCCATTAATTGAATTTACTGATGGTGATAATGCTTTGACTATTGCTGATGGTGGCAATGTTACAGCAAATGCAAACCTTACTGTTAGTGGTGATCTTATAGCATCAAGCCTAAATGGTGGTCAGATTGGAGGTCGCAGAAATATTATAACTAATGGTGCTATGAATTTAGACCAAAGAAATAGTGGAAGTGAAGTAGTTCCATCTAGTGATGCTTATACTTTAGATAGATTTCGTTACAATGCATCACAAGCATCTAAATTAAAAGTACAACAAAATGCACAAGCAATAACACCACCATCAGGTTTTTCTAATTATTTAGGTGTTACAGTTAATGCCACACATACAGTTGCTTCCACAGATAACTTCTTTTTAACTTATTTTGTGGAGGGTCATGACTCAGCACATTTAGACTTTGGTAAGTCTACAGCTAAAACAGTAACATTATCCTTTTATGTTCAGTCTAGTTTAACTGGTACATTTAGTGGCTCAATAGTTAATAGTGCAGAGAATAGAGCATACCCATATACATATACAATCAGCAGTGCCAACACTTGGGAACGTAAAACAATTACCATTGCAGGAGATACATCAGGTACTTGGATAGGTGCAACAAATGGTAAAGGATTGATGCTTACATTTAGTCTTGGTATGGGTTCTAACTTTACTGGAACAGCAGGGCAATGGAATGGGGCACAAGATTTTGGTGCAACTGGTGAGACTGTTAAGCTAGTAGAAAATGCATCTGCTCAATGGAAAATGACTGGAGTGCAACTAGAAGTAGGCTCACAAGCTACCCCATTCGAGCATAAGTCATTTGGGGAAGAACTAGCTTTGTGTCAGAGGTATTTTTCAAAAGCAGGTATTGCTCACTATCATGACGTAACTTCTGGAAGAAACTATGGTGCAAATACTGGCTTGCCAACAGAAATGAGAGCAAATCCCACAATAGTAGCTAGTAGCACTTTAGATAATAATAATAGGTTTAATAGTGGTGCTGTTAATAGTGGTGCTTTAATAACAAAAACAAGTGTATTGGCACATAAAACTGCTATTTCAAGTAGTGATGCAGGTTATTATTTAACTGAATTAGATATGGAAGCAGAGTTATAGGGAATTAAATTATGGATATTTCAATAAATACAGTACAAAAGGGATTTGATGGAGAAGCAAAACCATTTAATACATATATAGTAACTCTTGATGATGAAACAGTGTATCATGTACCACATGATGTAGATAACAGACACTACCAAGCAATCCAAAAATGGTCGAAGATTGAAGGCAACACAATAGAGGAGGCTGAATAATGGCAAAAGATAAAATCACCGAATATGATGCAACAGCAAATAATAACACTGTTTGCGGAGATGTAAACATAGCTGAAAATTCAGCTTTACCTTCAGATATGAATAATTTTGCGAGAGAAATTATGTCACATTTGGCGGAAATGAACGCAGGAACTCATCCAGTAGCTGACACAATGACTTTAGCAGATCCTGATGATCTAACTAAAAAGTTTAGGTTTGATGGAGTTGGAATAACCGCAGGCAATACAAGAGTTGTAACAATGCCTGATGCTGATACGACTTTGGCAGGATTAGGTGTAACTCAGACATTCACAAAAGCACAAATTCCATCAACTTATACTGGCACTGGATTAACATTAGATTTCGATACATACCAAAATCATATCATCACTTTGTCAGCAGGATCGAACTCCTTAGCTAACCCATCAACTGAAGCAGGCAATGTTGGGCAAACTGGTGTAATTATATTCATACAACCATCTAGCGGTTCAGCAGGCACAGTATCGCTTGGAACAGACTATGAGAGTATTGGTGGCTCAGGATTAACACTATCAACTGCTAACAGTGCTTACGATGTCGTGCCATATGTCATTAAGGCTGACAACTCAGTGTTGCTCGGAAATCCATCTTTAGGTTTTGCATAATGTTTAGTTCAGAAGCATGGCTATCAAATTCAAGTGGTTTCTATAATGGTGTTGCTACACAGTCATTGAGGTTTGATAGAGGTAGTTCTCCCCATTTAGCTAGAACTCCATCAAGTGCTGGTAATAGAAAAACTTGGACTGCTAGTTTTTGGGTTAAAAGGGCAAATTTTAACACATCAGAATCTCAAAATATATTTATGGGTGCTAGTGATAATGTAGGTTATACAGATACAACTTTATTTTTTGATACTAACACAGAGTTTGGTTTTTACGATAGAGTTGGTGGTTATGTTACAACAAGTAGGAAATTCAGAGACCCATCAGCTTGGTATCATATAGTAGTAGTGTTAGACACTACCCAAAGTACAGCTAGTGATAGATTAAAAATTTATGTTAATGGCTCTCAAGAAACATCTTTAACAAACTCAACATACCCTGCACAAGATTCACAAAAAAGTATTAATAATAATGTTCTTCATTGGTTTGGTGGAAGAAATTATTCACCTGCATATAATTATTTAGGGGCATATTTAGCTGAATTTAATTTAATAGATGGAACTGCACTTACACCATCATCATTTGGCGAAACTAAAAATGGTGTATGGATACCTAAAGAATATACTGGCTCTTATGGCACTAATGGTTTTAGATTACAATTCAATCAAACTGGAACTGGTACTGCATCAACATCAACAATAGGTGCAGATACAAGTGGCAACACAAATCATTGGACATCTACTAATATAGTCGCATCTGATTGTGCAATGCCTGATAGTCCTGAGAATAACTTCTGCACCATGAACCCATTACATTTTAGAGCATCTTATGGTATGCCAACAATGAGTCAAGGTAACTTGGCTTATGGAGATACTGGATTAAGTTCAAGTTTTGGTGTCGCTTTTTCAACTTTTAATTTAACTTCTGGAAAATGGTATGCAGAAATATTAACAAAAGGCAACACTTCTTGCACTGTGGGTGTTGTAAATGTAGGTCACTATGGATATCAAAAGTTTTTAGTTCAGAATCCACAAAATGAAACTGGATTTTGGACTTTGCTTATGGATGGAACGAACACAACAAGTAGACTAAATGGCTCTTTAGCAGACCCTACTTACACAGCTTTTAATAATGATGCAGTTTTAGGTATAGCTCTAAATGCAGATGATAAAGAGTTAAGTTTTTATGTAGATGGCACATTACAAACTGGATTGGGTTCTAGTGGGGTAATAGATATTTCTACTGGTGGGAGTGCCAATGATGCTTGGTCATTTCATGCAGGAACTTTTAATGGTTCAGGTGTTACTTTTGTTTGGAACTTTGGTCAGGATTCTTCATTCGTAGGAGATGAAACAGCTACATCTAATGCAGATGCAAATGGCAATGGTACGTTCCATACAACTGTCCCAAGTGGTTTTTTAGCAGTATGCACAGCTAACCTACCAGAACCAACCATAGGTCCTAATTCTGCTACACAAGCTGATGATTATTTTAATACAGTTACTTATACTGGAAATGGTGGAACACTAGCAGTTGATGGTTTTGGACATCAACCAGATTTGCTATGGATTAAAAGTAGAAACATTACTGGTAATCATAGATGGACAGATTCATCAAGAGGTGTAACTAACAATATAATATCTAATGCTACTGATGCCGAAAAAGGTAGTAGTGATGCAGAAGATATAGATTCATTTGATACTGATGGTTTTACAGTTACACAAGCAAGTTATGATGATTTTAATGATGCAAGTGATACATATGTTGCTTGGAGTTGGAAAGCAAATGGTGGCACAACCTCAAGCAATACAGATGGTTCTATAACAAGTACAGTACAAGCAAACGTTGATGCAGGG